AAAATCACAGCATCAGACCTTGTAGCCAAAGTCTCAATGTCAAACATAAACATAAACTATCCCATAATCCTACTCAAGACATCCGAAGCCTCAGGAAAAATACCAGACTCCAACTTCCGCTCAATTGATTCAAAATCAATGACAGTTAATGTATAATCTGGCTGAGGATGTGGCTTATTCATGTCCACTACATGCATTACACGAAAAACAGGATCAATATTCCACCGATTCATAACCATTCTCCAAAAACTACATTCTATACCAACTCCATACCAATGTCAATTAAATGCATCAAATATTAGTTGGAATTGGATCCGCCGCATCGGGTGTATTACCTTCAGATACCTTTTTATATTCTATACCATTAAACTCATAACCATCAATCCATTTTAAATATGCTTGATAATCTGAATTTGCTTCGTCCAATGGAATATTCGCATTATCACTTAAACGTAATATACAACCTATACCACCAAATGGGCTATTAACTAATTTATACATGTCTTTCCTCTTTTATTAAGCTGGCTCGGCATTAGCTTTAAAATGAAATCCTGCTAAAGTATGATACGGTGGAGATGTTATGAAAAACATCGCACCATATCGACTCTGCGCTGTTGCAGCAGCAGCATAATCACCTATACTATTAATCTGTGTTCCCCATACATGACCATAACCTGCAACTGCTGGATTATTATATCCATAAATTTCAATTGTTGGACCTGCTCTCATCGGAACAGGCCATTTCCATAAAAGATATTGTTGAACAGTGCTGGGCTGCATATCAGTGTGCAATAACATACCAACAGTTGTTGATACTCCAGGATTAGTTCCATAAGCCCAACTTTTCTGGAAATATCTTCTACACAAATCTAATTCCTGTTGAAACGGCCTTTCTTCGAATGCAGTTGCGAACATATTGGTTGTTGGAAATCCAGTTCCTATAAATTCCAATTGAACACCAGTTATTCTCATTGTGGCATTTAAAGTATTTACTAAATGTACCGTGGTTGCACTGGAACATAATTCAGTCGATGTTGAATTCCAAACTGATAATGCTGCTGTTCCTCTATATGAAGTGCCAACACCTAAATTAAATATTAATCTTAAACCTGTATTGATATCAGACAACCATGTTCCTGATTGATCAACAACAAATGGAATTTCTTGAAATTCCCAAACATTCGCTGTATAAACACTAAATGTTTCATGAATAGTTCTATCTTGTGCGCTATTTTGCAATCGAAGAGTATATGTGCCTGCCTGAGAAGCTTTAAACCAAAATGAAACTATAAAATAAAATGGTCCAGCGGCCTCACCAAATCGCATATCCACAACGTGTCTTCCTTCAATATTTTGACCGAAAGCATAAACATCAGTTGCACCTAATGTTGTTGCAGCTAGGGATTTTATTTCCACACATTTATTCAGTGCCCTTCCTGTTTCCGGATATATGTAAGCACTACGTCTTACACTAAAATAAGTAGTGTTTACACTAGGACCATCATTTACAATCTGTGTTGTGAACTTACCACCTACCGATCCTATTGTCCACCATCGATCTATAGGAAAATATCTAGTCGTTACATTTTGTGCGGTATCTGTTGTTGATATTTGATTTATTTTGAAATTGCCATTAATTATTCTATTTTTAAGAGGCGAAAAGCTACTGCTATTAGCATTTCTACCATCAAAAAGACCACGATCATTGCCTGCTAGTGAGTAACCAATATAGTTATCCGATAAAACAATCGCCATTTCTATTCTTCCTTAAATGTCGCTATCGATGGCTGCGGTGCAATAATATCCATAATGAGAGTTAGCCACATTATAATCCACCCGAGTCATACAAGCATTGTCAGCGGCGTTAAAAACGTGTCCTGTGACATTCGGTCCACCACTACCATCAAGTGTTACTTGCCCTCTTATTCCATCCGTATAGCTGAATAAAGTGATTGAAGGAGCGGTCCTCTTTAAAGAATATTGTAATGGTATATAAGATGTTGATGTGCTTGGAGTTTTAAAACGATAATACACACCGAAACCAGCATTGAGAGTCACTCCATTTCCTGTTGGAGGGATTACGTAACTTTCATCAGTTGTCTTTTCAAAATATCTCAAACATCTGAGATAATCTATTCCAGAATCTAACTTAGATGTTCCAGAGGAAACTCCTAATCTGTATTGTTTAGCATCACTCAAAGATGTTGTAGTATAAGAATAGTTATAAGCCGGCAGATTGGATATGTTCCACCATGCTCCAGGTGAAGATGTTACACTTGTTCCTTGAACAGCAGAAAATGCTTTCGTATAACATCTGTAAGCTAAAGTTCCAGAAACAATTTCTCTTGCATAAGGATAAACCGTGCCACTATTATTGTAACCTGGATTTAATTCGAGATATGTTGTTCCATTTGAGTTGGTTGTATAATAAACATCAAAGTAATTAAAACCTTCATATGTTTCCGTATCTTGATAGAAAGTAAATTCAACAATCGTTTTAACTGAAGGATCTCCGCCATAATTATACCCTTCCCAACGTAATACATAGGCACTTAGAGATGAGCCATCTTGTTGATTAATTGTTCTTGAACCACCATATAGAGTTAATAATCTTTTGTCGCCCTTAAAAAAACCTACATGTGGTAGACCAATAGTTGATGGATCTAATGCAGATGGAATAGTTCCCCAACCTGTAGCTCCACTTCCAACTGCTGCTTCATGTACACCCAAATATCCATTTGATGAAAGATATAATATATTACTTGTTTTGCCAAACATTTTGATATTGAAAGGCAAAGAAACTGCAAAGCCCCAATCATCGAAATTGCCATTTTCAAGTAACGTTAGTCCTGTAGTTCCATTTACGGATATACTGGTATTTCTTAATACATAAGAACTTAAAGCTGATGCTGGTGCTCTTTCTAAGCAAACTCCAGTAAGATTAAAACTTTGACCGGCAGTTTGATTTATGAAATTTGTTTGATATTGATTTCTTAGATAGTTGCCTGAAACCCATACAGATTCGGATCCTGATGGAACATTAAAGTCAGAACCCGAGGCTAGTGCCCAAAATATAAGTAATGACCAATCAGCATTTCTATTCCATGTCGAATCACCGCAAGGAGGAAGAGGAATATAAACTTTTGTCCAGGTGTTTGTTTCTAATGTGTAATGTGTAACATATGATCTATTGAAAGGATAGTTTCTAAATGAAACACAATAATGTCCTGCTACTGTTGATTTAGCCCAAAAAGACAATACAAAAGGAACACCATAAACGCCACCAAAAAAAGAATCATAAAAATCTGATCCTTCAATTCCAGTCATTATTCCACAATAATCTGTTGAGGCTACGACAGTATTCGTGAGAGTTTCTATTTTAATACATGATTTATGTCCCTCTGGTGTCAATGGTGCAACTATTTCGTTTATTCTTTGATAATTCGTTACATTTGATGCAGAAAGGAAATAGCTATAAAATCTAAATCTATCGGCTGCAAAATGTTTAACAGTATTATCGGTTGTGCCGCTAGGATGTGTTGTCGCATTACTCACAGTTCTCTGTGAAAGCACCATGTTTCCATTACTAATTCTATTTCTATAAGAACTAAAGTCTGCGCCAATATTTGTTGATGGATAAGGACTGGTACTTTCAAAAAATATACCACCATTTGCAGTTAAAGTGATTGACATTTATTTTCTTCCTTTAATCATTTCCAGCATCACAAACTGCACGATAATGAATATATGCTCCGTACATCTGTTCAATATTACCATATTCATCAACAATTATTGGATTTGGTCCAAATACTTGGAATGAACTGTCGCTTATTTGATTGAAAGTTGCTACACCATCAAAATAAGAACCTTTATCTATAGAAAATCTCGCAGATGTTCCCGTATTAGGCGCAAAAACTGTTACGGTAGGAGCAACCCTCATTCTAGTCTGAAAAGGGATTGTGTACCAAAATGAAAATGTGGTAGCTGCGGATCCTCTCTGTGAAGTCCAGGTGTAACCATATGCGCCATCAAAGGTGGCCGAGCCTACAGTGGTACCATATGCATAACTTTTTTGATAATAACGCATACATCTTCTAAGTTCTTGAGCAATTGGAACAAATTCGAAAGGTGTGGGATATGTTCCGGGCTCAAGCTGAACCCTGGCAATATCCCATGTTGAACCATTAGACATTATGTTTGCAAATGTACTACCTCCTGCAGAAATTGTGGTTGAAAATGTACCACTTCCTGGAAGAGTATGAAAATTTGTTCCGGTACCTCCAGCAAACCATATTCCAAAGCTAAAATTGTTGTCTATGTTGATACTGGGGCATTGTGAGAATTGCGAATCAATACTGAAAAATATGCTTTTATATTCCCATTTATTAGCGACTGTTATACTGTAGGTTTTCCAAGCATAGTGCCAAATGTTTGAGGTACTTTTTACTCCTATCAATACTGGCCAATTTCCCGCAATAGAACTTCTAACCCAAAAACTAAGAACCATGGTATTAATTGGTGCAGGATTACTCGCACCAAAATTCATTCGTGAGACATCATTTCCTTCTAGTTGTTGTGCTGCCATCCAAACAAAAGAACCAGCAGTTGGGCTTGCTGTCATGTTTGAAGTAAATCTATAAAAATAACCAGGAAAAGCGGAAGTCGTTAGTTGATTAATGTACCCATCGCCATAATTCCAGGATGAATACCATCTATCTAAATTCATTCTTCCTGATGTGGTATATGCCTGTGGAAAAGTGACCGCTCTCTGATTTACACGAAAATCACCATTATGAATAACGTTTCTATTTGTGCCAAATACGCTTCCTAAATTGCCAGCAGGCAATATAACATTATCAGCAGTTAATCTAATTGTCATGCTTGATTATTCCCATACCTCATGAGGATTTTTATCTATTATCATATTTATAAAGTTCACCGCACCCATTTCATCAGTAAAATATCTGATAAATGTTTGTGCGGTGAATTTGGACACTACAGTAAGAAGAATATACTTTTCATCATAGATGGAAAATTTTATGATCCATCCATTTCTAACAACGGGACGAAAGAATAGAATATTACTCTTTATTTGTCCCAAAAGAGAAACTTTCGAATTCTTGTACGACTTTTCTTGCATTGGTGAAATATAATCCGTTTAGATAGTTCACTCCCCACATATATGTAGCGAAGTCTGGTCCCACAAATTTATCAAAAGCACCAACATATTCTTTTGTTGCTTTTTCTTGGGCATCAATTAAATTTAATGAGAAAGTTTTAAGTTTTTCTTTAGTAAACATGGCAATCTCCTGTTAAAATACCATAACAGTATTTATGTTGCATTGCACAAAGAATTCCATCAACTCATCTTTTTAATTTGCGACCAATCATACTCATCATTCAGTGGTCTAGTTTGCCAGATTGTACCATCATCACATAAAGCAAATAGAATTACTTGCCCGGTATTTGTTACCGATGATGTGATTTGTATGGCTTTTCTTTTTTGTTTCACTTCAGGTTTAGTTTCTTCAGCCATTATCATCTCCTCTCCATTCGTTGCCATTTTCATCAGTTAATTTAAGTGGACCTGAATAGTATGTATCTATGTAATGAAGTGACCATCCATTTTCTTCGAGTTCTCCATCATCCATATATTGAATCTGCTCTTTTTCTTCTTCGGTCAATTCATCACAAAAAGTATTAAATGACCAACAGCCATCATCGGAGTACATGTCTGGATATTCCAAATCTTCTGTGACATTAAATCCATCATCATTTTTCAAATCGATATCAGGAAATTCTTCAGACTCAAATGATGCAGAACCCCATCTCCAACCATACTCTCGCTCAAACCAAAGTTTTCTCTCACCATCTTCTTTAAACCAGTTCTGAATGTCTGTTACTGACTTTTTCCAAATAGGCTCTAATGTGTATCTCATAATCAATCTCAATTTTTAATTTGCGACCATACACGTTTGCGAATTTCGTTTTGCAGAGACTCTGGTAGGTGAACATAGTCCAATTCTTCGCTCATTTTGGATCCATTCTTAAATGCCCAATCGAAGAATTTTAGTACATCATCACTGGCCTTCTTGTCTTTGGGTTCTTTGTACATAATAATAAAACTTGCTGTACTAATTGGCCAAGTATTTTTTCCTGGTTGTTCAACAATGCTTAGTCCCATACCTGGGACACTAAACCAATCTGCACCAGCAGCAGCCGCAGCAAATGCTGTATCGTCAGGATCTACAAAAACACCATCTTTGTTTTGCAATTTCATATATGTCATGTTGTTTTTCTTAACATAAGCATATTCAACATAACCAATAGATCCTTTAACTCGATTTACATTAGCTGCAACACCTTCATTACCTTTACCACCAACTGAACTTGCTGCTGGCCATTTCACAGCCGCACCCCGCCCAACTTTCTCTTCCCATTCTTTACTTACAACTGTTAAATAATCTGTAAAGTTAAATGTGGTACCTGATCCATCTGCTCGATGAACAACGGTAATCGCACTACTGGGAAGATTCTTTCCGGGATTCAATTCTTTAATCTGAGGATCGTTCCATCGAGTAATATTACCCATAAAAATTCGTGCGAGAACCACACCATTAATCTTCAATTCACCTGGACTAAAATTATCCAGATTAATGATTGGTACTGTACCACCAATAATTGCAGGAAATTGTACCTGCCCTCTTTTCTCCAGTTCATCACCTTTCACAGGTGCATCTGATGCACCAAATGTAACTGTACCAGAGTTGATTTGACGAATGCCACCTGAACTACCGATACTTTGATAATTCAAACCAATTCCTGTTTCCTTCTTATATGCTTCAGCCCACTTCGCATAAATCGGATATGGAAATGTTGCACCAGCCCCAGTAATGATTTGTGCATTCACCGACATCGAAAAAGTAGCAATCAATAAAAATAATAGTTTCTTCATTTTTTTCCTTTCAAAAATTAAGCTGCTCTACCCCAAACTTCATCCCAATTTCCACTTAATGCACCCTTTGCATAATCGGTTGCGCGATTTTCAAAGAAATTGGTATGAGTGGGTGCATTAATCATCTCTTCAACCCAAGGTAATGGATTTTTCTTCACTTTCATTATACCCTTGAGACCAAGACTAATAAGGCGACGATCAGTAATATAACGAATGTAACGTTTAACGTCATCAGAAGATAAATCAAGCATATCGCCCATGCCAAATGATAAATCGATAAAACGATCTTCGAGTTCAACCATTCTTGTTGCAATAGTATAGATTTGAGATTTGAGATCATCGTTCCAAATTTCACGATTTTCCTCTACATAAGTTCTAAACAATTTAATCATCGATTCGGCATGCATTGTTTCATCAACAATCGACCAAGTTACAATCTGACCCATGCCTCGCATTTTACCATGCCTTGGAAAATTTAGCAACATAATAAATGAGCTAAACAATTGCATCCCTTCAGTAAATGCAGAGAATAATGCAATATTCTTCGCAACAGATGCGGTGTTTACAAGCCCGTTAGAGCCATTCAAAATGTAATCGTGTTTATCACGCATTTCCTGATATTCAAGAAACTGATTATATGTGGTTTCTGGTAGTCCTAGAGTTTCAATCAAATGACTATATGCTGCAATGTGTAATGCTTCTCTGGCTGCAAAACCAGATAACATCATACGAATTTCAGGCTGAGGAAAATAAGGTAAGTAATTACGGACGTAACCGCCAGCAACATCAATATCTCCCTGCGTAAAAAAGCGAAAAATGTGCGTGAGAAATTCTTTTTCATTTTGTGTCAACCTATTCTTCCAATCTTTAACATCTTCAAGCATAGGAACTTCCGTATGAAGCCAGTGGCTCTGTTCATGTTTAAGCCATGCTTCATAAGCCCATGGATATGTAAAGGGTTTGAAGTAATTTCTCTCATCAGTTAGTTTTAATTTTTTCTTAACCATTTGCCCACTCTCTTATTTGTTCTGGTGTGTGTACTCCGACTAATCTCTTTTGGTTTGCACCATCCATTAGAATTAATGTTGGCACGGACCGAATTGCATATTCAACAGCAACCTCATCAAACACATCAATATCAATAACTTCGATGGGAATATCTAACTTAGCAAATTCTAAGTTTTTTGCTAATGCTTTACATGGCTGACACCATGAAGCGGTAAATCTAAAAATACGTTTCATTTATTATCCTTCGCAAGCTAAACAGTTATCACCCTCTGCTAATGCTTTCAGGTCAATTTCTTGAATAATATTTCGTTCAATCTTATTAGATACTTTATCAGCCTTAGCTAACTTCTCACTACGACAATAATATAAAGTCTTCAGCCCTTGTTTCCAAGCTTGAAAGTGAACTGCATGAAGATATTTAATGTCTACATCTGGTCTGAAAAAGAGGTTAATGGATTGCGCTTGGTCAATGAAACTCTGTCGGTGACTTGCGTGTTCCACAATCCATCGCTGGTCAATCTCCATAGACGTTTTGAATACGTCTTTTTCCCAGTCAGAGAGTATACTAAGGTGCTGAACTGATCCGTCGTTTGCAATAATACTTGACCAGATATCTTGGTAGTCCACTGATTGTTCATCGACCTTCTCCTTGATAATTTTATCCAGAAATTTGTTTTTATTCAGGAAAGATCCCGATAAAGTATCTTGACGATAAGCATTAGCGCGATAAGGCTCAACGCTAGGGCTGGTATTACCCATAATAATAGATGAGCTTGCATTGGGAGCAATAGCCATAAGATGGGCAAAACGATTGCCAGAGCCAGCGCAATCAGGGGCTTCACCTCGTTCAGTACCCAATTCTCTATTTGCAACATCAAGTTTACCTCTTATATTATTAAAAATTCTTTTGTTTACTGCGACTGCGAGTGATGATTCCCACGGGAGATTTTTCTTTTGTAGATATGCATGAAAACCGAGGGCACCAATACCAATAGAGCGTTCCATAGTAGCAGAATATCTTGCTCGCGATATGCTATCAGGAGCATTATCAATGAAATACTGTAGAACGTTATCAAGCATCTCCGCCACGTCCCGAAGAAAAAGTTCGTTATTTTTCCAATCATCATAATACTCCAAATTTAATGAAGACAAACAACATACTGCCGTTCGATCTTTGTCGGTTGGTAATACAATCTCACTACAAAGATTAGATTGTTTGATTGACAATCCTTTTTCTTTTTGATACCAAGGCAAATGACGATTGCTTGTATCAATGAAGTGAATGTAAGGTTCACCAGTAAGCATTCTTGTCTCAAGAATCTTTTGCCACAATTCTCTTGCTGATACTGTATCACGAATCTCTCCATTATGTGGATCAATAAAGTTCCATGAATCATCAACATTTGGATCTAACATGCATCGTTCGATAATTTGCATAAAGTCATCAGTAATATTAATACCGTGATGCAAATTCAACGCTCGCATATTAGGATCGCCTGTTGGTTTCCGCATTTCAAGGAAGATAAGAACATCAGGGTGGGAAACATCAAGATATGCAGCATAAGAACCGCGGCGAGTGCGACCTTGACGATATGCCAACGAGGAGGCATCGTAAGTACGCAAGTGAGGCATAATGCCAGTAGACTTATCATCAGCAGAACGTATTCCAAGACCGATTCCAATTCCACCTCCTAACATTGAGAGCCAATTTACTTCCGCAAGACAGTCCACCAAACCCTCTGCACTATCGTGTAGGTAGGGTAGAAAACATGAAATAGGCAAGCCACGACGAGAACGCCCAAAAGACAAAATGGGAGTAGAATAACTGAGCCAATGCTTACTACTGTACTCATATAACCTTTGAGCATGTTCCGGCGAGGAAGAGAAAGCTTTTGATACATATGCAAACCTTTCTTGTGGTGATACTTCTTCGTCCTTCATGTATGATTCTTTTAATCTAATTTTTCCTAATTCATCAAATAGACTATCGCGAGAATAGTCTACCTTTATACCATGAATGATATCCATTTTTACTCCAGATTATTTTTATTGTTCTACAAATTCAGATGAAAGAGGAAACACCTCAGCAATTACTTTTGCACATTCTCTAGCAACTTCGCGGTGCTCTTTTTGTGTGCCATTACCACTACGCAACTCAATAAAATGCACCCATGAACGTAAGGTGCCATTCATATAAATTCTCGATACTGTAAGTCCTTCTGGCAAAACTGCTCTTGCTTGCTCTTTTGCAATACCTTTACTGATGGCCCATTCATATGCAGATTTAGCTTCTGTAATTACGCGCTGTTGCATCATTTCCCATTGATATGCTACTTGTCTATCTTTATCGCTTTGGTAATCTATCTCGACACTATTTTGACGATTTTTTGTATCTTGATATCTTGCTTCACGCAAAACAAAATTCAAATCTTTAGTTGGGTCTGCATACCTTTGGCTAAATTCCTGAAAAGAAAACGAACGATGCCTGAGAATTTGTCGCGCAATATCTCGGGTCGTTTCGATTTCCAGACAAGCAGATACCATCTCCAGAGGACTCCAGTGCTTATGTTTAATCAAATAACGAATCAATTTTTCAGATGTTTCCAAATTGAATTGATTGCTTGGGTTAGAAACTCTAGCACAAAACGCAATCAACTCTTGTGCCGTATAGATACCTTCTTTCTGAAATTCAGCAGATGGTTTACTTGAACTAATTAACTTTACTTTCATTATATTTTCTTCCAAAAAACAAATTTTGTAATTGCTTCCAAACCGTAAAATGTGTTATTACTTATAATCGCTTCAATTTCATCTGTTGAAATTCCAGACATAATCATCTCATTGATGTCTTTCTGTCGAATATTATCGGGCCAAACAACAACGTAATTCATTGATTTAATTGCTTTTTCCATGAGACTCACGATTTCTTTATTTCGAGGCTCATTATCAAAAATTAATATTTTTTTATTTGAATTAATATTTTTACTGGTGATAGAAAGACTTGAATCACCTGATGCTACACAGTTCTTTAAAAATAATGAATCGATAGGACCTTCTACAATCTTAACAGGCTCAGATAAGTCTATACGATCCATACCATAGATTAGCCTATCTTCGCTTTCATTTGTTCGGATCGTGACATAACGAAGTTTCTCATCAGAAGTAACCAATGCACGACCTGATACTGCAATTAGATTATTATACTCATCAAAAAATGGAATTATCAGCCTTGCATCGGGTGTAATTTCTTTACCATGATTAGGATACACTTCATCACAAAACTTTTTAAAATTTGCGGTAAAGTAAAGTTTATTATGAAACGCTGTTGGTATATGTCTGCGCGTCAAATATATTTTACAAAAATGTTTATCTGCTAGAGAATCACATCTTTCAGCAGTATCGAATGTGGGTGCCTCCACTTTACCGAATCTTGGTGATGGAATTTTAAAAATCTGCGTTCTTGTATTAGCTCCATTGATTTCACCAGATTTATATCTCTCTAGAGTATACTCTTTATAAATTGTGCCATCCATCTGCTTGATGAGATTGCCGATGGACATACCAGCACTACAGTTATGGCATTTATAAAACAAATCATTATCTTTGCGATAGATATATCCACGCATTTTATTTTTATTTTTGCGAGAATCACCACAAAGAGGACACCTCACATTGAAAAGATAGTCAGATTTTCTCTGAAACTTCTCAAAGCGAGGTGATAAAAATAAAGTATACTTCAGATCGACACTTAAACTCATAGTATATTACTGTAATTTGGAGGATCTCACATTATAAACAAAAACGAAAACAAAGTCAAATGATAAATTTATTATTTAAATAATAAATTGCTAATCATATCCAAATTGATGTTTGAAAAAATCCATGCTAAAACGACAATACCACCAGCTGCCATCCACTTCCATTCTAAAATCTTTTTGATGTCATTATCTTCTTTTTTATTGTGTTCTTCGATATGCTCACGGAGCGATTTGAATTCTTCCATAATTCTTCGTTCCGTCAATTCTATCTTATCTGATAGGTTTCTGTCAACCGTTGTTATGCGAGAGTGCAATTCTTTTATATCCATGACGGTATCATTTTTTCTTTTGTCCATATCTGTATAGATTTGATTTATATTCTTATCTTGATTGTCCATAAGTTTCTCAATAACTTTGTCCATTTTGTCACAGAGTTGAGTCAACGAGGCGACTTGTGTTTTAAGTACGCCTACGTCAACCTTCATTTGAATTGACTCTTTTTCGTCCATCATTTCTTTTCAGGAACTTTCGTACCCTCTAGTTTTTGATGAACTTTAATCTCTTTGCAATCTTGCACTGGCTTGCCTTCTTTATCGAGAACTTTTTTACCATCGTTTGTCACTTTATCGACACAAACTCTTTTTGTTTCTGCTGCAAAAGAAATATTATGATAGCTCAGAATAGGAATTAAACCTATAATTGCTGCTGTGATAATCAGTTTCATATTTATATCCTTATTTTAGTAATGGTTGTGAAGGTGGTGGTGCTTTTGGTGCGAATTTCTCGGATGCTGTAAATCCTAATCCTGCAACTACGATATACATCATCGAATCAAATAATGCTGGAGTAACTTTATGCCCCATAGTATCAGCAATAAAACCTCCTACACAGACTAGAAAAGCCAAAAAAGTAACGACTCTTTTACTACTTACAGATCCATTAATACTATCTTGAAATAATGATTGTAACATATCAAATCTCCGGCTGATGTGCTGCCGGTGGTGCTAACTTACCACCAAAACCTGGCACAGGTTGCACAATCATAGCATTGGGAGGTAATCCAGATAGTGTTGGTTCTTTCTTTTCGGGTCTAGGATCAGGTGCTTGCTTTCTTGTCTCTTCCATTGTGGTCTTGAAAGATTCAGTAGCCTGTTTCTGTGCAGCAAGCATAGCCTCCTGTTCTTCTTTTGGTCTGCCTGCTAACATGATACCAGACAAAGTACCAGTTAAGAATGTAGCAATCGGAACAATCAACTCAAAGAATTTTTGATCGATTGGTGACATTGCATTCAATGGTTGTGTTACAAAGATAATTGAATACAATACAACGAATACAATACCTGTCAATGTCAATGCAAGACAAACTCCAATAAAGAATTTCAATCTTGCCATCAACTGATCTTCAGTATATACGAATGGTGTATTATTTTGCATTATTCACTCCTTGCGGTGGGCATGCTTGACATGTTTGCCCAGTTTGCGTCATTGGTTGATTTCTCGTTTCTGGTGGTCCTAATCTTGGATCACGTTGTCCTTTGAATATGTGTTCGGGGCATGTCCTTGTCACATCACAGTGTGGCATCTTACACATTTCTTTATCCCAATTTTTAGGATCTTGGCAAGGATATCTAAAACGATCACCACCAAATATTGCTAGTGTAAGAGGGAGTAATAGTAAAACAAGAAGCCCAAGAAATAGTTTTCTATCGCTCACCATTTATACCCCCAGAACGTGTAGAGCATGTTCGTAATGTTTAATACGATCATCTAAACCTATCGTCCCACCATTGATTCTTTTTGTTAATGTAAGAATATCGCTTTTATCAGCCCATTGATTTAGTTTATTGCTTTCCCAAAACCAACAAGCAGATTGTGCAGCACCCTCGAAAGTTGTCAGATACTCTGATGCTTCTTCAGGAGTTATCTCAAGTGAAGCAGCAAACCAAGTATAATTACTTCTACCTGTAAGTTGAATTAGTCCTCTACCTCTGTAACGATATCCATCACCTGATGCTTCATCTCCGTTGCCCATACGACTTGCATAGATGCGATTTGCAATAGCCTCTTGTTTGTTTGGTCGTGAAGTATAATCTTGTGCGATTGCATCATCTGGAAAATACTTGGGAAATACTTTTCTTAGTGATTGCCAGCGATAATTTAAATTTTCAACCAATGCAGTAAATCCAGCAGATTCATGGGCACATTGTGCTATGAATGCAGCCATTCTTTGTGGTGTATTAATTTCGTAATCGGGAAATAATTGTTCAAGTGCCTTGTGCCAATGTGAGACATAAGGATTCTTTGGCAATAATTGTTTTAATTGTTCTTGTGTAATCATTTGACATCCTCAAAAATCTTTTTTTGTACTTTATACCATTCAATCCATGCTTTAGATTTCAATGAGCAGTCATGATATAACATATAATTATCAGTCACAGTCTTTGCAATATCACTCAATTTAACTTCTTTTTCTAATTTTTTAAGTTCCGTACAGGGTTCAAGCAACATATCTGGTGCAGTAGGAAATTTAGGTTTTATTGGCACTGGCGTAGAACATCCTGCCAATAATAAAAGTGTGCATAATAAAACAATTCTCATTGTATCTTCTCTGCTGCTTTATTGTGTACATCTACAAATGCAGGAGGTATTTCACATTTATTATCAAATTTAACAACTTCGCGGTCAACATACTGAACTATATCTTTACCTTTTTCCTTTATAACTTTCTGCTGTACTACAACTTTTTCGACAATTTTAACAGTCTCAATAGCGCCTCTTGCTTCAGCTTCAGCAAGTTTAGCTTCAACTTCTTTAACTTTTGCTAACCACGATTCATTGTTCGCTATGGAGCCTGCCATATAAACACCAATAACAATCATTAACACCGATACGATTTGTATCGGAGCTTTGTACATATAAAGTGCAGGAATTGGAATGAATTTAAGCAGATAGGTTATAAGAAAACCTATTATGCCTAGAAAGAGTATTGCGTAGAATATCCAGTTAGGAAGCCACTCTAATATCCACATTACCGACCTCGACCATATCTAAGGTACATCATTGCGCCTGTTTGTTCATCTTCAAGTACAATGCCTTCTTTCCAGTTTTTATTTGCATACTCTGAAATCTCTTTTGCAATTACTGGATCACCTAGATACGATTCGAATCGTGCATACTTTCGTTTGAGCATTCTTGCCATTACGAAGTTTTTTGTTGGGACTTTAAATACTGTAGAGCCAGCAAACTTTTTTCTGATTCCCGGCTCAGCTTGATTTGGTAAATTTGGATTAGAAATGCCTATACCAGCGATTACACCACCCGATACAGAATTTGTTGGTACATCTTCTTTAATCTTCATTTGCAAACCTAAATGTTGTGTCTTTATTTCTTCTATTCATTGTGTAATTTGTTTGCAATCTAATTTCTGGATTTTGAAATGTCCAGCATTGCCCATTATCATCTAGAAACACCACCCATTCAATATGATGTTCTTGACTTCTCTCTATCATAAAAAATGCCCATCCATTTCCTCTTGGTGTCACCATCGGTATCGGTGGGTTCAATTGAATCATCATATGATATTTTTCTTCAATACTTCTTCTATCTTATTATCAACAGAAATGTTTTCTGATAATATATCTTTACCGTTTATACCTTTCACCACACTCGGCATATAATTCAAAAACATCAAATATGTCTTCAATGCCGAATAATCTTCTTCTTTAACTCTAAAAAATAAAGCCCTTGTTGAAACCTCTACGCCAAAAACATTGTATATTACAACCAAATGATTAATTACCAATCTTTCTTTTATTTCTTCGAATAATCTATATCTTCGAAATAATCTTTTGATGTAGTTAAATCTCTTCAAATCCTCTTTGAATTCACTCATTATTATATTCGGTTTATCATATGCTTTAGCCAAATATAAAATAAAATTTTCATTATTTAAATCATCAAAAGACATTATTCCCCTTCACTTTCCTCCAGACCAGAAGAAAGCAATTCTTCTACTCCATCTTCATCTGTTATTTCAGCATAAAATTCAAAATATCCTTCTTCTTTCAAATAATATAAAACATACAATAAAGCATTTCCAAAATTAGGATCACCGAATTGATCAACTTCCATTACAAGTTCATC